CCGTAAGCAGGATGACCGTCTTTCTGACTTTCACTACCGTCTTTGATTAAAGTATAGGTTATTTTGAACAAAGATTCAAACCAAAGAACACCGCATACTAGCAACCTGATTCGGTGAATTACAGAAAAGTGGCTTTCTCTTTTCAAACTTTGGTTTAAGGCTGAAATGACCCAGTCGGTTCAGCTACCGAGGTAGTAAATCAGCCTTTTATTAAGTATAAAATTTTATCTAAAAATGTCAATTTTTTTAAATAAACTATGCACACCATCGAAGTTAACTTAGAACAGCTTAAATCTTTAGTTAAGAACCTTAAGAGTGAATCAAGTAAAACTGTAGCTGTTGGTGTTCGTGATATGCGTTCAGAAAGCGGTGTATCAACACAGGAATACGGTAAATACTTAGAGTTTGGCTGGGTTCAGAGAGTAACACCAAAACAAAGCGGTTATTTATCTCATCATGGTGTTCATGTACCTGTTGGTGCGACTTTATATAATCCACCAAGACCATTCTTTAGATACACCATCGCAGATGAAGAAAAGAATTGGAAAGACTACTTTATTAAATCTCTGGTTCATTTCTCCGTAGGCGCTGATGCATCTTTCTATACAAAATCGCTTCAAATGGTCGGTGCGATTATGGTTCAGGATATCCAAACAACTCTTGAAAACGGCGGTTCCAGAAACAACAGGTTTCCACCTCGTTCTCCTATGACAATGGCTATATATAGAGCTATTTCAGAGGGGCATTCACAAGACGGTACAGGAACATCAAGTTCGTCTCAGGCTGGTATCAGTTCAGGGTTATTAAGAGATTCAATAAGTTTTGAGATTCAATAATGAATAAAGCTAAAGCTTTTATATTCGGTTATGTTTATGCATTAGGTTATGTATATGGATTAAAGTTAAAAATAACCAATGATGAAGAAATTGAATTTCGTAAAACTAAAGACAATCAAACAATAGCAATTAAAAATCATAAAGTTGTCGGTGGTGCAGGATCTTCTGTTGGACCTGATAAGTTACCGACATTTGAATATTTTAGTAAGTCAGATAAAGTTAAAAATTTGTCTCTTACTAAAAGAGTGGTGAGATATCTAAAAGAGAGTTATACAACTCCAATAATCAAGCCTAAAGGTTTAACAGGTTGCGATAAGTTAATTTTTTCTACAAACGGCATTAAAGAAACAGCTAGCCATATCAATGAGGATAAATTAAAGGTTCTACCTTATTTAGGTTACATCTACAGGACAGGTCATGAGATAGGAAAAGCTAAAGACTATCACAATCCAAGCAATCAGGTAATAATTCACTATACACAAAAGACACTTAAGATTGATAACGATTTTTATAGGGTTACTTTAATATCAAAACAGGCTGGAAAGGTTGCAGAATTCTCACATTATGCAATTGATAAGGCAGACGCAATTAAAAAATAAAAGAGCTTCATGACATCCAGTCCTGCTTCAAAAAGACAGGTAGAATCACAAAGCTCTTTTATTAAGGTGAACTTGTTACGCCAATCCTGCTTCCTACGACAGGTAGATCACAAAATTCACCTTTTACTAAATTATAAGAAACCTTTCTTACTTTTTCAACATAGGCAAAACCATGTTAAATCTTCACAACATCGTGCGAGGAGCTATTAACGCTAACCTTGCAGATGAAACATTTACACTCTTTCGTTCCTGTGGACAACAGAATGTAAAAGGCATTGTAAAAGCCATTTATCTGAACGGTATAGAAGTTAAAGGCAGTTTTCAGTCAGAGAATGATGCTGCATTAGATCACTCTAATCTTGCAGGTCAAAACTCACAGATCAGAAAGCTCTATTTACAATCATCAGATAAGCTAAAAGAAAAGCCATACAGCGTATTCAGACAGCTGTCACGCAGTGGTGATTACCTAAAAGACAGTAATGGCATGTGGTGGTTTGTAATCGCTGTGGAAGAGGACTTTTCAAAAGCAGGTTGGATGTGCTTAAGAGTTCAACTTCAAGACAGAGCACCAAACCTAACTATTAAAGCTATTGAACTTACACCATCTATTCCCGTAACTCCTTCTGAAGACAAAGGCAATGAACACGATCAAGACATCGACCAATCTACAGGAAACACTCTATGAGCTGTTAAATGAGTTCTTAATCCCCTCTGTAGATGAAAACAACATCTTTTATGGCAATCAAAACAATCTAACTCTTCCTGAAGATTCAAGTGACTACGTGATCTACACAATTTTAAATATTGTCAGACACGGCACCAATGAGATCAAATATGATGCTCAAAATGAAGAAGAACATAACAAAGTTGAATATGAAGTAAGTGTGCAGATTGACTGTTACGCAGACACTTCTAACGGCTCTGACGGCTTAGATGCAATGCTAAGAGCAAGTTCAATTGATAACTTCTCAAAGTCAGATGTTGTTTATGAGTTCTTAAATGCTCGTGGAATGCATATTCTCTATGCTGACAGTTCAAACGACACCACTATTGTGGCTGACGATAACAACTATTTAAAACGTTGGTCAACAACTCTTCATATAGCAATGACTACAGAAACCATTTATGACAGCTTTGGCTTTACTGAAGTTGACGTTAAAAACAATTTTATTATCCGTTTGTCTGAAGCTGAAAAGCAAGACCCTTCTTTGAACGTTCTAGGTATCAAGAACGTAGATTCTATTAAATAGGAGAAAAATACAATGCCAATTAGTGCAAGTAACATCGTCAGCATTGTACCTCGAATTTTAAAAGGTACAGGCTCTGATCTGGTCTTTAATGGTCTTGTTCTTTCAAAGAATTCAAGACTTGCCGTAAATGCACCTACCTTATATTCGTCAGCTTCTGCTGTAGCCTCTGCATTTGGTGAAACATCAGATGAATATAAGTTTGCTCAGGTGTATTTTGGTGGCTACAAAAACAGTCAGATTAAGCCTTCTGTTCTGTATTTCTATCGTTACTGCGATACAGGTGTAGCGCCTTTTGTTAGAGGTACAGCGTTAAAAACTTCAACAGCGTTAGCATCTTTAAAACAGATTTCAAATGGCGCTTTTTCTGTAACATTAACAGGCAAAATACATACAGTTTCAAGCTTAGACTTATCCTCAGCATCTTCATTATCTGAAGTAGCTGACAAGGTTCAAGAAGCTTTAAGAGATCTTGATTCTGATTCAGAAGATGCTGAGTTATCAGGTTTAACAGTTGCTTTTGATTCAGTTACTAACGCATTTACCATCACCAATGGTACATCATCATCTAATGTATCTGTTGATACTCCTACAGGTGATGTTGCTCTTGCAATGGGCTTTACTGCTGACGCATGTGTAGTATCAGACGGTTCTGATTCAACCACCCTTTCAGCTACTCTCAACAAGTTAACTTTAAGCTTCCAAAACTTCGTTACCTTCACCACCTTATGGGAAGCATCAGACGATGAAGCTTTAGAATTAGGCGAATGGGCTACAGCTAATGCATCTGCTGGTGTTTGTTATCTGTATGTTCTTTGGGACAGTTCTAAAGAAAATGCTGACAGTAACAGTAAATCAATTATTGCTGAAAAGTTGATTACAGAAAACATAGCAGCAACCACTGTTGTTTATGATTCATATCGTGTTGCAGCGTTTATCATGGGTGCAGCTGCTTCTATTGCCTGGGATAACAAGAACAGCACTATTACTTTTGCATTCAAGTCTCAGGATGGATTAGGTGCAAATGTATTAGATACAGACGAAGCAAATGCTCTTGAGGGACACAAAGTCAACTTCATAGGTAACTATGCAACCCGTAATGACAACTTTGTCTGGTTATACTCTGGCCGTATGTTAGGTGAATGGGACTGGATTGATACTTATCTAAATTCAATCTGGTTATGTAACGCAATGCAGGTTCAGGTAATGGCAGGATTTGAAGCTGTTAGAAGAGTACCTTACACCTTACGTGGTTATGCAATGATCCGCTCATGGCTAAGAGATGTAATTAACCGTGCAAAGAATAATGGCGTAATTGAAGCTGGTGTATCTTTATCTGAAACTCAGAAGAGCTCTTTAATCGAAGAGTTAGGTGCTGATTACTCAGACGAAATCTACAATAACGGCTACTACTTACAGATTTTAGATCCTTCAGCTCAGACAAGACAGCAACGTAAATCCCCTTCTTGTAACTTGGTTTACACCTATGGTGGTGCTGTACACCGTTTAACCATGCCTTCAATTGCTGTAGTTTAGGAGAAATAAATGAAGACTATTACTAGTGCAAACGCAATCTTAATCTTAACAGTTGAAGAGCTTTACCCTTCAGGAGTGCAGATTGAGAAGTTCGCATCTGATGATGCGTTCAGCTCTGATAATGTAACTATTGCTGAGGTAAGAATGGGTGTAGATGGACAGCTTGCAGCAGGTTATACCCCTGCACCTATTCCTTTTAAGATTTCATTAGAAGCTGATTCAGATTCTATTGAGTACTTGAGAAATATTGCAAACAATCAGAGATTAAATAAGACAACTTATTCAATTACAGCTTCAATCTCAATTCCTGCCTTAGGCAAAGAATTTACTTTGATTAATGGCATCCTGACAGAGGTTCCTTCAATTTTAAATGCAAAGAAAGTATTAGAGCCTACTCAGTGGGGATTTACATTTGAAGATGTAAACGACTCTACTATTTAATTTTCCCGTAGCTAACATTGATTAGGGGTATCGAAATTGATACCCCTTTTTTATAGGTGAGATTATTACATGAGACAGATTAAAAACATCACTATCGTTGATGGTGAAGCACAATATAAGTTCAGATTAACTCAAATTCCTGCAATTAAGGCTGAAAAGTGGTTAATCAGAGTTGGTATTGCTCTGGCAAAAGCAGGATTACTCAACATTGATATAGAGAAACTAGGCGTATCAGGTTCAGATACTATGAGTACCATTACCAATTTAATAGCTCAAAAAGGCTTTAGTTTCTTTGGTCAGTTAGATCCTGACACTGTAGATCATCTGTTATTTGACCTTGTTAAAGAAACAGCTGTAAGAATGAATGACGAAGCCATCATCAGTATTACTGAAAAAGAGCTTGAAATCTTTGATGATATTAGAGCTTTATGGCAATTACAGAAAGAGGTATTTGCTGTAAATTTTTCTTCTTACAAGAACGAAAACAGCTTGAAGAAGCAAGCTTAAGTTCTGGTGGTCAAACACCTCATTTTATTCAAACACAGAACTTCTCACGCCTGTTTGCTCCTTTAATACAGGAGCATTATGCAACATTACAAGAACTAGAACAGTACTACAGCTACGAAGATGCTATGGACCTGTTAGAGTGTCTGTATGTTGCAAGAACTAACGAAAACATTGCAAATGATTTTGCAAGTAAACAGAGAACTTAAAAAATGGCAACATTAGGTGACGTACTTTTAATTAAACTCGGCTTAGATACTGGCGATATTGACAGTCAGATGAACAAAGTTGAGGAGAATGCAAAAAAGAGCACATCTAATGTTGCGCAGACATTAGATAAAACAGCTAATAATATAGCTAATCGTATGCTGGGTCTTGTTAAGAGTATTGCAGGACCCCTGGCTGCTGCGTTTTCTGTTGGTGCAATGTTCAAATCCTACTTTGGCGGATTATCGCAGGTAGCTCAGATGACTGGCGCTTACTACAAGCAGTTAGATGAGTGGCGTGAGAAGATGGCAGCATTTAACCGCTACACCAAGCAGGATATTGAAGTTTATGTTAAAAGTCAAAAGGCTTTAACTAACTTTAGAATTGCTGTAGCTGATTTCTCAGCTGTTCTGATGCGTTCTTTTAATCCAATACTCTTAAAAGGTGTAGAGGCTTTAAATTCATTCTCCAAGTGGTTAGGAGAACACAAGGAAGATGCAGCAAGATTCTTTAAAATCTTAGCTGTGGTTATTACTACTGCTTTGGTGCCTGCATTTATATCTCTTGCAGGTGCAATTTTAATGAATCCTATTACGTGGATCATTGCAGGTATTGTAGCTTTAGCTCTTGTTATTGATGATCTGATAGTAAGGATAAAAGGTGGTAAATCCCTCTTTGGTACTTTCTGGGATCCTTTCATTAACTTTGGTAAAAAGGCTTATGACTTTATAACAAAGTTTTATGAACGTTTTAAAAATTCAGAAGGAGTTAATACCTTCATTGAAACATTAAAGCAGTCACTAAGATCCCTATCAAACATCTTAGAGCATGTTTTTAATGGTATTGCTTACTTTGGCATTCTTTTAGCAAAGCTGTTTGACCAAGGAAATGATGTAACTTGGTTTGATGGGTTAGCTCAAGCTGCAATGTTTCTTGTAAACGCTGTAGGAAGTGCTTTTAACGCAATCCTCGGTGCTGTAGAAATGGTAATGGGTGCTATTGTTGCCCTGTTTACAGGAGACACTGAGCTGTTAAAACAGGGATGGTCTGATTTCTGCAGTTCATTCAAAAATCTCTTTAAGCCCGTTACTGACTGGCTAATGCAAATTATCGACTACGTTAAAGATAAATTCTTAGGAATGTTTAATTCTGTTGTCGATAAAGGCAAAAGCATGATCGAGTGGGTAAAAGGTTTAAATCCTTTCTCAAGCGATGATGATGAAGATAAGAAAGATGCTTCAAAGCCTACCACTTATGAAGGAACTGACGCTCCTATCGTAGATGATGAGCCTCAGTCTTCAAGTTTACCTAAGCAGAGAACTCAAACAAGGATACTTACAGACATTGAAGAGAAAAAGAAAGAAACTGATATTCAGAACTTAAAGAACGTAGAGAATGTTAATAACGTTAAAAATACAAAGAGCAATGTCTTAACAACCAGTGAGAATATCAAGAATTCAAATACAACCAACGTTAAAAACATTGAGAATGTAAAACAGGTTCAAACTTCTGTTCAGGACAATTCTGTAGCCAAGTTAAATAATGAACTTGAAAAGAGAAATAAACTTGAACGTTCTTTTAGAGTTGAGCTTGTAAGACAGCAAAAAGAACTTGCTGAAATTGACAGGTTAAGAAAGGACGGTAAGTACAATGAAGCTAACAAACGTCTTAATACACTACAGACTGATCAGAAAACCTTACAGGGTTTTGTTAGAACAGCTAATAATCTAAAGGTTGGTGTTGCTTCTATTCCTACACCTGAAAAAACACAACAGGTAGTTACAAACTCAAATGTAAGTAACCATACCACTAATTCAAATTCTACTTCTAATCAGAGTAAGACTGTTAACAACAATTTCACCATCAATGGAGCAACTCCTGAGATGACACGTTCTGTAATACAGACAGCTAACGGTCTTGATAACTCTTATTTAGCAGCGCAAAGCGTCTGCTATAACTAAGTCGTAACTCATCAATACAGATGACATTTTAATTATAGGTGGAGAATATGGCTGATGTAAAAGACGATGCTGTATTAAATTCCAGTAATGCTCAAAGCTCAACAAATGGCTTTAAAGTAAGAATTATTAACGGATTAGAGAACTTTAAAAACTATCAGGACAAAGCATTAGACAGGTTGGGCTTAAAGAATATCACCTCAGGTAATATGTTTACTCAGAGTGATATTACCAAGCTGACAGCAAACCCCTATCTTAGAAACAGCCTGCGTAAACTTGATAATTTAAAGTTCTTTAAACAGGTTAACAGGTTTCAGAGTTCACAGGCTTTTGCTATTGCTAAAAAGGCAGGACTAGGTTCTTTTATCAATGGCCTTTCAGGTAACAGCAATAATCAGGGACAAAAGGTAACCAGAACATGGAACATTGTGGATGATAACGGAGAGAGGGCTGTTACTTTTAATACATTCTTTGCCATTGATGTTAAAAATGAAAGCAAAGCTATCTCCTCACCTACTGAAAACGGTTCTTTTGTTTCTTACAATAAAACTCAATCCCCTATTGAGATACAGGTTGTTTTAGGTATTAAAGGAACACCTGAAACAATCTTATCAGCTGTGTCTGCGTTAATGGAATTGAGCAACAGCGAAACGATTGTCAGTTTGATCACGCCAGATCAGGAATACAAATCGCTTAACCTCATTAAGATGGATTATCACAGAGATTCATCTACAGGCGTTGATTTGCTAACTGTTAACTGTGGCTTTGTTGAGGTACGACAGTTTAAGAGTGAGTATACCAATACAAAGATTGCAAAACGCAAATCAAGAGGACAGACACAGAAAAAGCCTGAATCAATGCTTAACAGTGTGTTAAGTAAACCCGTTGATGATTTTAAAAAGTGGATTAGAAATTAGCTATGGAAGTTCTATCTGTTGAAGCATTACCGAATCAGGAATTTCAAATCATACTTGATGATCAAATCTGCCAAATTCACCTGTATCAAAAAGGTGATTACATGTTTCTTGATTTGTACGTAGACGATGAGGCAATTGTTGAAGGAGCAATAGTTCAACCTAAAACAGGCATTATTCAGTCTCCTTCAAAGTTTAAAGGTCAACTTTACATTGTTGATGTAATTAACCCTGCGGATATCCCTAAGCAACCTAATTACACCGAATTGGGTGACAGATTTGAACTTGTTTATCTGACTGAAACTGAATGTAAAGATCTTGGGTTGAGGTTCTAGTATGTTTGCTTCTAAAATTATCTGGGGTAAAACTACCAGTGTGTTAAAAAACAGTTCTTCAACCAAGACACAATCAGTAACTGAGATTAAAACCAATAAAGCTACAACCAAACAGTCATCTGCACCATCCTCTTTTAAAATCAGAAAATTAAAGGTTCAAATCACTTTAAACAAAGGAACTTTTAAAAATGGATCTAACAGTATCTTAATTTCTGATCTTGGTATGTCAGCTAACATTGAGAAATTAGGACCACCTGATTTTGGAAAAGCATCTGTAGAAATCTATAACTTACCTCGTGACGTCATGGAACGTATATCAACTCTTGCAATGATGCCTATGTACCACAATTACAACTACATAAATATCTATGCAGGTGATGATTACAGCGGTTACACACAGGTATTTGCAGGAACTATAGCTTCTGCTGTTGCTGATTTTAATTCACAACCTGACATAAAAATGAAAATTGATGCTCGTATTGGTTTCTTTGGCTCTATTACTGCACAAGGTCAGAATGTTGTTAAAGGGACGCAGAGCGTTGCAAGTTTTGTTGAGAAACAGGCCAAGATTGCTGGTTTTACATTCAAGAATGAAGGTGTAACAGCTTCTGTTAAAAACGCTATTTTTAGCGGTTCGCCCATTGAACAGGCTAGACAGGCATGTGAACAGGTTGGCGCTGAACTTGTTATAGATGATGACAAAATGATCTTAATCAGTAACGGCTCTTCGGTAAAAGGAACTGTACCAAAGCTGACAGCTACTACAGGTTTGATTGGCTACCCTTCAATGTCTTCAAATGGAATCAGTTTTAAGGCTGTATTTAACCCTCAGTTCAAATTTGCAGGTCTTATTGAGTTAAAAACTTTAGTTCCTAAATGTACAGGTCAGTGGCGCATTACAAAATTAAGTCACAAGCTATCATCTAATTTACCAAGTGATGGTTCTTGGGAATCTACAATCACAGCCTACTATCCTCACATGAGTGGTGCTTGCGGAAGGTATGTATAATGTCTGAAATTACATCTACTAAAAAAGCCAGTACTCAGAGTATGTATGCTCCGTTAAGCCCTTTTAACGCTGAGGAGTATCACATACGATCACTGATTGATAAAGTTGTCTTTACAGGCTTTTTAGCAAAGATTGAAAGCTGTTCTTCATCTGGTGAAGGCGGTACCAAGACTGTTATTGCTACACCTTTAATTGCTCAAACTGATGCAGAAGGCAATGCACTTGCTACGCCTTCTTATCAGGAATTACCACACTACAGATTTCAGGCAGGCATTGCTGCTGTCATTATGGATCCTGAACCAAATGATATTGGTGTGTTTTTATGTATGAAAGCTGATGTATCAAACGTCAACAGCACCACGACTGCTACTTCAAGACCTGCAAGCTTCAGAAAGTTCAATCCTGCTGATGCAATCATGGTAGCAACCATTCACACTAAAGAACCTAAAGTTTGGGTGCATCTAAAACAGGACAAAACAATCGTTCTGCACGCCCCTGAGGGTTACACAGTAGAAACAGATGAGTATGTACACATTAAATGTAAGACATGCACTGTAGATGCTTCTGACAGAGTTACAGTCAACACTCAGACAGCTACTATCAATGCTCCTACAATCATTCTAAACGGTAATGTGCAGGTTACAGGAACTTTAGTATCAGGTACTCAAGGCGGAGGAACTGCTACTTTCAACGGCAATATTATTTCTCAAAAAGATGTTATTGCTTCTGGCACTTCATTACATACCCACACTCACAATGGTGTTTATCCTGGCAGTGGCAATACAGGAACGCCAAACTGATGAATACAGAACAAGCTTTTAAACTTGGTGTAGCTTACAGATTAGGTATGCTTTACGCTAATTTCTTAACCTGTGATTCAAACACTAATAATCCTTATTGGGTAACCATTAAAAATGGTAAGCATCTTTTAATTAACAGTTATGGAGACATACAGTCAGGTCATTTTAAAGGAAGTAATATAGCTGATTTATCAACAAGTCATGAAAAGAAAAGAGCAAAGAACAACTATAATCCATCGCTTGATCTTAAGTCACTTTATAAGCAGAAATTAAATGTTATTTCAAAGCATCAAGAAGCTGTGAATGACATGCTAAAAGCAAAGCATGGATATATTCCAAATGCTTTTCATAATAAACATATTGGAGATATTGATTTACATTGGGGTGATGAAAATTCTGGGTTACATCATATTCTTGAAAGAAGATCCAATCAGAAAGGCAAACTAAAGGAGATGTTAGCTCAACTTGATGAGATTGTGACTAAAGGTCAAGTTGTTGAAGAGACAGTTCATCAATGCATGCTTCGTTACAACAATTTTACTGTAATAATCAGTAAAGGCATTTACGGAACAAAAAGAAAGGCAATTATTACTGCTTTTCCTCAAAAAAAGCTAAGTAAGCCGTGAGACCCCTTTATATTTTCTTATAAGAAAATATTGTAATTTTCACAACCGAAGGAAGGATGAGTCTAAAGTTAAAGTTCCACCTTGTTCTTTAACATCATGGCTTACTTAATAAGCGGTAGAGTATTTAATCTTTATTGAAAAAGTTTTGCTTATTTTCAAAGAAGATAACTCTGAAGCTAAAAAAATACTTTCTCAGCATTACCGCTTACATAACTAAAAGAATTAAGCGGTAAGAGCCTTTCATCGTTTCTAGAAGGACGATGCTGTTTCTACGGAGGAGGATAGCTCAAAAGTTAAAGGTCCTACTCAACTCTTTAACATTACCGCTTAATTAAGCAAAAAAAAGAAAGCGTGTTAAGGAAACACTACAAGTAGCCGGGTGTTGAATCGAGTAATGTTTTAGGGTTAACCCATCATCCAACCTTAACAACTGTCTAGAAAAAAATTAACTTACTTTTCTTGCAACCTAAGTTAAGAATAATTCATTAATCACCAATTTTCAAGGTTCTCAATATGCACTCTCTATTCTTAGATCCTGATAAATGGGATTTGTTTGTTGATAAAAATGGCAAGATAGCTAACTGCTATGCTGAATATGCCATAGCTCAAAACGTTGCTAATGCTTGCAGATTGTTTATTAAAGATGCTTATTACGATGAAGATCGTGGTATTCCTCACTTTGCTCTTGAGTTAAAAGAACAGCCTTCAATAGATATTCTAAAAAACAGATTAAGAGATGCTGCTCTTGAAGTTGAAGGAGTTGCAGACGCTCAGGTTAACCAGCTGACTACTGAAGGCAGAATGTTAGTTTGCCAAATGTTAATTCAATTAAACGATGGGACAATGATCAATGTTGCAATTTGACAGTTCAAAAGGTTTTACAGTTTCTGAAGTTGAGGATATACGCTCTGAGGTAGCATCTCAATGGAAAGAAGCTTTTAAAGAAGACAATACACCTGAGCTTAATACAGAGCCTGAAACCCCTGCAGGACAGTTAATTGATTCTCAAACTGCTGCAATTTCTCAAAAAGATGCTGAAATTGCTTTTCTTGCCAATCAATTTAACCCTTTGACAGCTTCAGGCAAATTTCAGGATGCATTAGGCAAGATTTACTTTTTAACCAGACATGCAGCTGTTAACTCTACCTGTGTTTGTACCTGTAAAGGTAGAGAAAACACTTTTATTCCTAAAGGCTCACTTATTCAATCTGAGGTTACTGGCATTAAATGGGAGTTAATGAACAACGTCACTATTAAGAGTAATGGTTCTGTTGATGCTCAGTTTAAATGTTCTGAAACAGGACCTGTTGAAGCAGGTGCAGATACATTAACAAACATTGTAACTACTGTTGCAGGCTGGGATAGTGTAACTAACAATGCCAGTGCTTCTGTAGGTTCTTATGAAGAATCACAATCAGCATTTGAAACTCGAAGATACAACTCTGTAGCGTTAAATTCACGAGGCACAAATGGAGCTATCTACTCTCGAATATCTCAATGCGATGGTGTTTTATCCTGTTACATCGACAGTAATAGAACCAATGTAATTAAGAAAGTAGACGGCTACAGTATCAAACCTCACAGTGTATTCATTGCTGTGATAGGCGGTAATGATCAGGACATTGCCAGAGCTATCTATGAGACGGTATCTGCAGGATGCGATTACAACGGCAATACTTCTGTAAAAGTAAAAGATGAATACACTGGAGCTACAGAAGATGTAACCTTCTTAAGACCTGAGAAATTGCAGATTTACATTAAAGTTCTTTTAAAAGACAAAGAGACTTTGCCAAATCAGTACGAGACACTTATTAAAGATGCTATTTACAACAACTTCTATGGTCTAGAAGATAATCTTATTGCTAATGAACCGCTGTTAAGAGTGGGTATGAACGAAGATATTTATGCAAGTCGATTTATCATTTCAATATTGAACAACAATATTAATAACATCATGAACATATCTATTTCATCTGATGGTACAAACTTCGAGAACATGATCCACATTCCATGTAACAGGGAACCTGTACTGTCTAAAGATAACATCCTATTAGAAATAGTAGATGAGGAGGTTTAATGTCTGAATTTCATATTGATGAAACCATACAATCACAATATTCAGCTTCTAAACATATTACAAACTTAGTAAGTGCTTTTTGGAAATCAATTAACCCCGAAGCTGACATTGAACTGATTTACAACAAGATGATTAACCCTCTTACGGCAGAAGGAATTGGTCTTGATGTTTGGGGAAGAATTGTTGCAGCAGGTCGCACCTTTTTAGCTAAAGACGAATCACTTCCATATTTTGGCTTTGATCCTGTGAAGTTAAAAAATGAGCGAGTAGCTGATTTTAATCATGCTCCTTTTTATACGGAAGTTAACGGTCAGCTAAGATTAAGCGATGAAGCTTATAGAACTTACATTTTTGTTAAAGCTATGATTAATATTGGAAACAGTTCTTTGGCAGATCTTAACAAAATGCTGCATACAATGTTTCCTAAAGCTGATATACAAATTCTTCATATCAGTACCATGACATTACGTCTTTTAATGCGTTCTAACGTTGCCAGTGCTGACATAACAGCGCTTTTAAACTTACCCTGGCTACCTGCAGGAGTTGGTCTTGAATTTTATCAGGTAATCACCCCTACATTTGGTTTTAAAGGCTCAAATTTAAAGAACTTTGGTAATTCAACCTTTTCTACAACTTCTCGTGAGGATATAGCATGAGTAAACAACCTCAAATATGGAAACAACCTTTAGGAGAAAATGCCGATAGAAACGACATTTTTAATGAAAATTTAGAAGCCGGCTTTGTTGATCAAAAAACACTGTTCAGATCAATCTTTGAAGTTCCGTTAAACGCCGGTGGTATGGCTCCTAAGAGAAGAGATTTTAATGGATTGTTTAACTTAATTGGACAATCCATTTTTTATGCCATGAACGGTGGGGTTTGGGGGTATGATGATTCTGTTGATTACGACACTGGTTCTTTTATTAAATACAATAATGAGTTTTATCTCTGTATTAAACAGAACGGACCTTCTGTATCTTTAATCAAAGAACCTACCGATAATTCATACTGGCGTAAGTTTGCAACTGTTGAAGATCTAACTCGTTACCTTCCTCTTACAGGCGGTAACATCACAGGTAATCTTACAGTTCAAAACAAACATGTTGTCCGATCTGTTAACAATATCTATGCTGATAGTAAAGGCAATGTTACTATCACAAAAGTTAACGCTTCAAATAACTCTGATCATGCAACAGAAGCAGATCATGCAACTTTAGCAGATAGAGCCTATCCAAAGCGTTCTGATGGTACAAATATCAATGTAATATGGAGTGGACAGGCAAATCAGCCTTCATGGCTTTTAGGTAGTAACAATGGTGTAGATTTCTATGTTTGGGATCCTTATAACTTTAGCGTTAATTACGCCAAATCAAGTGGTTCAGCTGAAAAGGCAAAACAAAATGCTGATGGTTTAAATCTTGATAATACCATTGTTAAGAATATCGCTATCTCAGGTAAAACCATTACAGTAACAAAGTTAGATAATACCAAGTACACACTTACCACTCAGGACACAAACACAACCTACAGTAAGTTAAGTCAGTTACAAAACGACTGTGGATATATCACATCAAATAACAGAGCTTATCCACGTAAAGTAGGTGGCGGTGATATTAACTTTAACTGGAGTGGCATGGGTGGTCAGCCTACATGGCTATGGGGCGGTAATGACGGCACAAACATGTACGTCTACAACCCTGCTAATTTCTCAGTAAATTACGCTAACTCAGCATGGTCAAGTACACGTGCTGTTCAAGACAGTGACGGTTTGCAGATCAATACCACTTATCTAAAAAAAGCTGATGCAGGCAAGGTTACTTTAAGAGCTACAAGAAACTATGACGGCAACTGGAGTATTACAGGACTAACAGTTGGTAAACCTCTATACATTACGCATTCAGGCGGTCATTCATGCAACATAAGAGTTGTTTCAGGCACAAATGACTTTGTAGGACATGCTTATAGCATTGGTGCTGTGTACTATTATTTATTAGTTCAGAGTTCATCAGGAGCATATATTTATATTCCTACCTCTTCAACTGTTACTTTTAACATTACTAATGCATCAGATGACGGTGATGTTTTACGAGCATACCAATAGGATTATTTATGATTAAAGTTTTTATTTTAAACGGCGAATGCATCAACGTTGATAACAAAACCGATGCAAGACGACTAGTCAAAGAAGGTGCCAAAGAGGTAACAGACTTATCTGTTTTTGGCGACCATGTAAAAGATGTATGCCCTGCTAATACAAAAGTTAACACAGATGGTTCTATTACTTTTACCCCTCCTACCAATGAAGCTGTAAAGCAAAAAGAAATTCAAAAAGAGATCTTAACCAAAGATAAAAGAATTGCAGAGATCAAAGAAGAACTTGTAACAGCTTATCTTTTAGATGATGAAGATACTTTAGAGGCTTTAAAGACTGAGTATAAGGAGCTTATAAATGAAGGAGTGTAAGTATTGTCTAGCGCCTTTGGATAGTAAAGGTTATTGCTCAAAACCGTGCAAGTTAGGAGCGATGCTAAAAAGAATTGCTGAATTAAATCAGAAGAGCGGGAAATAAAATCCCGCTTTTTTTATATCTATACATTTCTAAAAGGTTTATAAAACATGAGTAAACAGCCTCAAATTTGGACAAGACCATTAGGCGAAAACGCCGATGTAAACAAGATTGAAGATGACGTTGCAGTCGATTCAGGTAACGTATCCTTTGCAAAATTATTTGGAAAAATTACCGCTGTACCTCTTGAAGAAGGTGGTGTAGCACCTGAACGAGAAGATTTTAACGCTCTGTTTAAATTGCTTGGTGAAGTTGCGTACTACTTCATGCACGGCGGTATTTTTAACTACGAATCAAACATTGATTATGATGTAGGTTCTTTAGTTCGCTTTAACAATGAACTCTATGTATGTACTGTAGCAAATGGACCGTCTTCAACAGTCAAAGAGCCTACAGACGTAAAATACTGGATAAACGTTAAAACTGCAGTAAATCTTTCAACCGCACGTACTATCAATATTCAGGATGCAAGTGGAACCAATACAGGTACAGGTTTCGGATTTGATGGTTCTGCTGATGGTATTATCAAATTGCCTGAAACAATTAAAGCAGATCTTGACGGTAAGGCTGAATCTGCCAAAGTTGCTGACAGCGCTAAGCTTGCAGACAGTGCAAAAGAATGCAGTGGTAACAGTGCAAGTGCAACAAAGGCTACACAAGACAGCGCAGGACAGCAGATTAATACCACATATATCAAGTCGATATCAGTTAGTGAGAATACCCTCACCTGCACAAAAGGAGATGGCACAACTTTTACAATTACTATAAAAAACAGTGATACAACCTATTCAGAAATGAAAGGCTCAACAACAAACGCTGGTGGTTCATCAGGCTTAGTTCCTGCGCCTGCTGCGGGTGTAGCAAATCGCTATCTAAGATGTGACGGTCAATGGGTTGTGCCACCTGATACAAACACTACATACAGTAAGTTAAGTCAGTTCACTAATGATTCAGGATTTATCACAAAGTCAGGCAGTTGTGCCAGTGCGACAAAAGCAACACAGGACGGTGCAGGAGCAACCATAACATCAACTTATGTAAAGTTAGCATCAGCTCAAACTATTTCAGCACAACATAATTTTTCAGCAGGTGTAAAAATCGGCGGTTGTTTAATTACAGTAGGTTAATATGGCGCGCATAAAATTTAATGTAAATGGAACAACATATTCAACTTGGAACCATACAACGAAACTAACTACTCCTAGTTTAATCTTAAATGATAACGGCACATTAAGATATACACCATTATTTGCTGTAAACAATGGCGCTGAGGGTACATTAGATAATCATTGGTATTATAAATGCGGTGCTTTGGCTGTTACACATAACAATACTAAGTACCATGTAGCAATAAGTCGAAGATATACAAATGTTTTGTCAGGAACTATCAGTACAACTATTACACACAGCGGTAAAACAGGTACAACTACAACAACCACCAGTAAAACTGTTACACCGACAGGCACTTATAACTTTGGCTTTCAAAATGTCTCCCCTGGCAATCAAGGCGTTCACGCTGATGTTACCGTTAATTACGGTGTAACTTTTTTACAAACACCAGCAATTTATATCCACTATGGCGGAACACTTGTAAGCGCAGGCACAAGTTCTTGTGTAATTAGAGCAACTAGCACAGTTGTCAATACGGGAACAAGTATCGCAAACATGAATGCAGGCTCTGTGAACTACCTGCTAACCGTTGCAGGTAATGTAGCTACAACAACTACAACCTATCCAGATGAAACGAAATCAGCTGTTGCACAAGGTAATTTTAATTATGGTGTAACCTATCCTAGCGCACCGTCATTAACAGTAAACAGTGGCGGTATTTCTGCAACAAACAATACAGGTAACAAGTCGTTTTTAGCAAAAAAAACACTGACTGGAACTGTTGCTTATAACAAATTAGCAACCTTATCTCAGGCTTTTAAAGTTACTTTTAACGGAAATTTTGGATTAGGCTAATGGAACAGTGGAAATTTTGGAAGTGTCTTCCTGTTGTAAAAGTTTCTGACAAAGGAAAAGTTTTTGATTGTAAACGCAATTTTTTTTGTAAAACAGAAACGATTAGCGGTCATGTTTACGTTTGGATTGATGTGTTAGGCATCAAAAGATATTTGTTAGCACAAGTGGTCGCTGACACTTGGCTTGATAACCCTAATAATTATCATCTTATAAAGCATAAAGACGGAAACAATCTGAATAACTGTGTTTCTAACTTAGAGTTTGTAGAAACAATGGAAGACACGATCAATCATTCTAATGACAAAAAAAATATTGAGCGTTGGGAAGAAAAGATGAAAAGACAACATCAAGCATTTAGGAGCTTATAATGATTTATACAATAAGTTTAAAAGAAAATAAGATTGAAAAGAAAGATGAAATTTTTTACTTTAAAATGGCACAATCTTATGAACTTACTGATTTAGGCATAAATAAAATCATCTATAACGATGATACAGATGAATATAAGTACTTTGATAACACAAACAAAGAGCTTGATATAGAGCTTAACGAGTATCAAAAAACAGTACAAGATACAATCTTAACTACATTCCATTCTCTTTTTGATGCTGATGCTTTATTGCGATTAAAGCAAAGAAAGATTTACGATCTGAAAACTCAATGTACTTTTAATGATTATTGCGATATTAACTGCAACTTCTTTTGCAGTTTTGGTTTGTTGTTACCAGGTGATAAGCAACATATAGACTTGTACAAAAGTTTATTGAATTACACTGATACAAATCTTGTTATCACTGATATGAATGGAGACAAACAGGAAGTTACAAAAGAGCAACTTAACACAATTATTGAAGAGGCTACAATTAACTTAGAGTATCAGCTAAAACAGCAACAACAAGCTATCGCTGATCTAAGCTCTTTAGCTGATGAGCAGTCAATAGAAGAGTACAAGGCGATTATTACACCTTATAATTTCTTTAGCACTAATGACAATCAACCTGATATTGAAGATATTAGAATTAAAGTTAAAAACGAATTGATGTATCCACAAACATTATCAGACGGTTTACTTGAATTGTCCGATCAATATGAAACAACAAATACAGAAAATCAAGATGCGATTATTGAACTATCAGATTTGGTTTGTGAGTTACAAGAAGAAGTTAAAAAATTAAAGGCAAAACTAGGAGCTTAAAATGAATACTTTATATTATCGTTATGTAATTATGGGAAAGCGTACTGTTGATAGTATCCCCGCATCAAGACGTGATGCTGTAAAAAAAATGCTAATTGAAAATGGTTATACAATCAATGAAGACGGCACGGTATCTAAGTCGTAACTCATTCTAAGAATGACAAAGCCTCTGTAATAGAGGCTTTATAATAACTAATTAACTTTGTCTGTAATGCCAATATCTCGTAAGAGTTTTTGAGCAAAATGTTTATCTGCTAGATGTGTAGGAATTTGAACACGACCTGTTAATTTTCCATGAGCATCTTGTTTAATCCAAATCTCATGAGACCCTTTACCGTTTCGGTAATATCTATAACCGTGTTCTTTTAAGATCTCAATGACAATCTTGTAGTAACCGTTCATTAAGAAAGAGCACCTATTATCATTCCATTAGGAGAGATTTTAGGATGATTCTGTTCGTCATCGACGCCATATAAGTCAAGACGTACTAGATCGTAAGCTCCACTTTCAATAGCCTCAATCACTTCTTGAACGGTTTTACCTTCTGCGTTGAGCCCTTTAATATCAGGACTACAACCATATATTAAGCCGGTCTCTTTGGATTTAAAAATATCATAGCGATATGATAAGGTTACACCAAACAATTTATATATTTGTTTCCAGAATGGAAGACCTATCCTATATTTCATATCTTTCTCCAATTGTTTTTCTAATGAGTAATATTACATTCTCAAACTACGTTGGTAAACATTCAAATTTTAACTATTTGATTTAGTACACTATAAAAGGAGTTTCTTAAGAAGAAAAGACCAATCATGCAGGATTGGTGTGATTATGTTGATCACTGCAGGGCAGAATCTCATAAAAAGATAAAAGCAGAATTGGAGCTTAAGAATAGCTAAGCGCCAAAATTAGAGATTTTGGAGCTTAATTTTATATTGCCGTTGCAACAACCTAAATTTATAATGAAATAAAATTGCATTTTTTTTTAATTTCCTAACAAAACTATCAGAAAAATATGTAGAAATTTATATACTGTAATATATAATGTGTTGCTTTTTATTTATTACTTTATTTTAATATGCTCTGTTTACAGTAGGCAAAAAAAATGAAACAAAAAAATAATAAAACCAAAAAACAAAAAGAACTTGAGGCAAGAGTAAAAGCATCTGGTCTTAGACTCATAGGACAAGATATGAGTTTTCTCAATTATGGTTTTTCACAATTTGAAGACCCATTTAAACAGAAAAATACTGTAGAGGGGCAAATAATGTCCAATAGTATTCTAAGTATTTTATAGGAGTTATGTAATGCCAAGTTGGGGAGAAATTCAACAACAGATATATACATCAAGCCCTTATGATCTGCTTAGAAGTAAGTACGTTAATCAAATATCAGATAAAACCGGAAGGAACGTTATTATCTATTATTCTGGATGGCTGCAAAAACCAAGTTTATCAAGTCCATCTTTCGGTATATCAGACGATGATAAAAACGGCTTTATGATCAGTTGTCATGGATTGGATCGTAGCAAAGGACTAGATCTTATTCTTCACACACCAGGTGGATGTGTAGCGGCAACAGAATCATTAATTGATTATCTTTATTCAATGTTTGAAGGTGATATAAGAGCAATAATCCCTCAATTATCTATGTCAGGAGGAACTCTTCTAGCAGTTTCTTGTAAAGAAATTATTATGGGAAGAGAGTCTAGTTTGGGTCCAGTTGACCCTCAATTTGGACAATTTGCTGTGCAATCTTATTTAAACGAATTTGAGAGAGCAGTAAAAGAAATCACAGAAAATCCTCAGAGACTTGTTATTTGGCAACAGATATTAGGAAAATTAAATCCAGGATTTTTAACAACATGTCAGAATACGTTAGAGTGGTCTAAAGAAATTTTAGTAAACTCATTAAGAAGAGTTATGTTAAAGGATACTCCTAATCAAGGAAGCAAAATTGAAAAAATTGTAAGTCTGCTTTGGAATCAGAAAGTTTCAAAAAATCATTCAAGACATATTAATAAAGAACAAGCAAGGGAAGCAGGATTAGTTGTAAGAGATCTTGAAGAAGATAACGATTTACAGGATTTAATATTATCTTTACATCATCTGCTTTGTTTGACATTTCAACAAACGTCTTTACTAAAAATAATTTCAAGTGGACCAAGTGATCGTACCTGTTTAATCGCCACTTCAAAAGGAATTCCACAAAATTAAAGTTAAAGCCATAGTTTGTTCTATGGCTTATTTTCAAAAGAATCGTTAATTATCCCAGGAGTCAATAACTATTACTAATACAGCATCTCCATCTCCATCTTCATCTTTATCTGGATATGAATCAGTAACAGTCATGTTAGAATAGAAGCTCAAGTTATTAGGTCCTTTTGCTTTTGATGTATATACAGCATAACCAACACGACTGCCTTTTCTGCTAGTTTCTTGTTACAAGTTCATTTTTATGAATTTTAACTGTATTAAACCTCTTTAACTTCAGAACACTAGTGTCAGCTGCGGTTGCAGCATCAAAGATCTTTCCTATAGGTATTTCTCTTAGCTGTTGTTTCAGTTCATCAGCCTGAACTTCTATTTTACGAAGAAGTTCGTATGTTTTTAGTAAGCCTGGTCTGAAAAGCTGATGATAGTGAACAAGAAACTCAACAGCTTCAGCTTCACTATCACTGAAAGTGACATAATCCTTTGGCAAGTCACTTGCCTTGACAGTGTTTATTGCAATCATATAGCCCTGGTTGTATGCACGACTAACGATATTACATAATGAACTCATAGCTGACTCATCAAGTCCATACTTGATACATTGATTTGTAATCTCTGTAATGAACCAAGTGTTATAAGGTTTAATTGACTCAAGCTCTTTATTTAAGTTGAATGAACCGTTCTTTCTTATCGAAGGTAATACTTCATTACAAATCCACTGTCTGAACTCACGGGCAATCTTAGAGTTAGATCTCATCATTACGAAGTAGAGCTGAGGCTCGGTGATCATGGTGCAGTCTTGGTCACGTCCCAAGCTATCTTTTAGGTGGCATGAATTTAATTCACCCCATCCAAATTCTTCTTTTATCTGATTAGCTGTCTTAGCTGGTGTAGACAAGTTAAGTGATGCACATACATCTGCCAGGCAAAAGAGCACTTCACCTTTATCGTTCTGTTCTACACGGATATTTGAGTCATGGAAGTTATATGAAGTTAGATTTGTGTTAGACATGATAATGTCTCCTAGTTATATTTTTCTTAATTACCCCATTTCTTAAGTGGGTCGGTGGTGCTAAGAAACTCGTAACTAGCCGAGCGGTGCTTATTCAATATATTCACACCACACCACCATAAAGCAGATACAACAAACCTAAGTCTGTGTATTAAATATGGTGAGATTGACGTGTGTCGCCAAGTCAGCGCTAGTTATTGTCGTGTTTCTTAGGCACGGTAGCTTGTAGCTACATCTATAGTATAGCGCAAATAATAGCGATGTAGCAAATTAGTTGCCTGAAGTATCTTTTGAAATTGAGTAAATACTCATTCTGATTGGAGTTTCATCTTCATTGAGTTCTAATTGACCGTTAACAATTAAATTACCACTTAAACGTCTGTTTGCAAAAGAATCTAGATACTCATTATGAATATGTCTAAAGTTTCCATCTACAATGATTGCAGGAATAATATAATCTTTGTAACTGCTAGGATCAGTGTAGATAATAGTGCAAGCTCCATTGGTTTTATCTAGTTTTCTTAAAGTTACCTCACAATCAAAAACATTCAAGTATGTATTTTCGTTTTTAAAACTCTCTTTTGTCTCACTGTCAGCGCTAAATATAACTTTTTTATCCAACAAACCTTCAATAACTTCACATTCAGTATTAACAGGATTTAAAAAACTTCTTCCCGATGAGTTTAATTTTTTTAAGTGTAAGTTAAATTCGTCAGCTTGCTTTTGACTTGTAGCTTTAATTTCATTTATTTGGTCGTTGCTATATTGGAGAGCTTTATATGCTCCTTCAATAATTTCAGACTGCCTTTTAATTAGTTCGTCTTTATTATCCATCCCTTTTTTGATATCTGATATTTGGTCTTTTAGATGTTTGCATTCCAATGACAGCCTTTCAATTTCTACTTCTGGAGAAGTGATCTGTTTCGACTCTCTATTAGATAAAAATCTCCCCAGAAAAAAGCTTAATAGTGCGGTTCCTGCACCATCAAAAAGACCGAGATCTTTGACATAAACCCAAACAGTTGTGATTATAGAACCTTTTGTTAATTCAGCTTTGGTAGTTACTTTAACATTTGAGCTTTTGGGGTCTATTTTTCCGTGTACAGACAAATTAGTCAAACCAATTAACACCTTAGCTAAGCCTTGCCAAGACTTAGCTAAAGAAGCCAATTCCATTTCATTATCATTGTTAAATAACCTGTCGTAATGGATAGTTAACTTCAAAAATTCCTGATTTTTCTTAACCATTGGATTAAAGTCCCAATTAAATTCAAAATCAAAAGTCGTCATAATAAACACTCAACAAGCTAATTAATACAATTAATCAAAAATATCCACCAAACAAAACAGGCTGTTTTGTGCTAGCAATCACTAAATATTTAAAATTTTAACTACCAAGCAAACAGCTTAAAACTAACTTCGCCATTACTCATCTTTAACCTCCACCCCAAAAGGGAACCATTCACCAGCGAGCTTAATATCAAAAGTCTTAACCAGGTATTTAGGAGTAAAACTATTTATAAAGAGTAATCTATTAGTTTTTGTATCTACTTCTAAATTTGTGATTGTAATCTGCTTAGTAATATTAGGTTTAGCCTTGTATCTAAGATATAAACCACTGCCAACGAAACAATAATGCTTTACACTATCTTTAGCTAAAAGTTCATCAACTTCTGCTATAGTTCTAAAAGGTCGATATCTATAAGTAACTTTAGTCTCTGTAGGCTCTGTTTTCTTTACTTTTTCTAATGGTAAAAAGTAGGTATAGTAACCACAGTAGTCATAACTACAACCAACCATAAAACGATAAATGTCACGACTTTTATTGATCGTATATAATGTATCAATATGACTTTTATTTTCGATGTAATCATCTAATTTTTCTATATGGTCAGCATAGTATCCCTTTTTGCCTATATATGCCTTTGCCTGTTCAGCGTCATCGAAACCAAACACATCTTCAATATCAAAATTCTTAAACTTCATTTTTTATCCTATTTGAAATCTTATCAAGCGTATCTACTATCATGTGTTGGAATGTCCAAATCTCACTTAAATGATCAAATACCGCTTGTTTAAATTTCCAGAAGCGGTAGTCCTGGTAAACGCATAAAGCACCTAACAGGACAATACAGATAAGCTCATCACTCATTTTCTGCTACCTTTAATTTCTGCACAAAGCCAGCAATGATATCTGAATAAGATATTTTTTTACCATCTTTAAGGTTAATTTCTAAGCTTGCATCAAAATCTTCTAAGATATATTCCAGCACAAGAATTTCTAAGTTAGTTAGCTGGATATTGTGTGTATCACTTAATTTGCTCATTTTTTACTCCTCCGAGACCTCAACGCTTTTCATATGGACTTTCCATCCATCACCTAAGCATGACTTTAATTCTTCTTTAAGTGCTGATGAACAATAATTATTCATGTCAGTTAAAGACTTTTTTTGAAATTCTTTGTCCATATCTTTTCTATCACATTCATATATAATTTCTACGATACTTTTAACTTTAATCATTTTCTTTCACCTCAACTCCAAAGGGTTGCCATTCGCCTTTGTTGTTCATTATTTCAGAGAAACCAAACCACAGGTCAAGATTTCTCCCCTCAATGTTAGGTTCACAAATATCTTTCAAATCAACGTCAATTTTGTTAATTACTACTGTACTTGCAACACGTAGGGCTTTCTTGTCTCTGTATGTAAATCTCATTCCTAATAACATATTTTGAGTAAAATCTTCTCTTGCGACAAAACAGCCAAAAGATAAAAATTTATAAAACTCATATAAATCTTCAAAAGATCGATACTTTTTTGGCTTAGCTACCTTGACAGCATCTAACGGTAAAAAGAAAGAATACTTATTTGATGGAGTACGAAAACAAAAAGCTTCATCATCAGAAATATCTTCAATCGTTCTTGTGAGGTTATCTTCTGTTTTTAATTCTTCTATGCTATCAGCAAAATACCCCTCATCGCCTTTCTTTACATCATGTCTGTTGTACCAGGACTTAACATCTTTTATATCAAATTCCATTTTATTTCATACCTCTCAAAATTCTATAAAACACTAGCTATCTTTACGAACAAATCAAAACCGCACTGCATACCAAGCGCAAAGATCAGACCTGCGATGAATACCGCGAATATTGAATTAAACAGTTTCTTCCACTGCTGCTTCTGTTTTTCTTTATCTCTCTTCTGCAAGTTTTTGAGTTTCTCCAGATAGAAAAGAATGTCAGCTAACTCTTCAGCTGTTAAATTTTTTCCGTCCTGAGGATTTAGCAGAATAGCTTTGCGATCCTCCACGATACGCCTTCTTGAGAAAACTCTGTAATAGATCTTGTCCAGGCTATTTGTTGGCTTTGCTTTCATCTTTTACCTCACCGTTGATAAATCTATCCAGTTCAACCAGAGCAGCGCAGTGACTTCTTAAGAAGTGGTACACAGCGAAGGCTTTGTCTCTGTAGTCGATCATCTTTGTCACTAAAAAACACAAAATCACAAGATTGAATACAGAGAAGGTCAGCGCGATCTTGGTCATAAACTCGTACATAATCACCTCAAATCTTAAAACAAACCACTGTCGTCATCGGAGTCCAAAAATGCTATGAATACTGCAGCGAAACAACAGGCGACTAATATACCCAGTAACACTTTAAACACTCTCCAATTTCAGCTTTTTAGCCAGAGCCTTTATCTCTTCGAGCTGGAGCTTGTAAAAGTAAAACTCTATGAAGGCGGAGTGCATTTTTTCGTCATCCATCTGCCTTTCAATGAATAGCCTGTGATTAAGCAGCGCACTATGCAGAATGTCACGCTCTTCAGGAGTCAGCTCAACAGTTAATGTCTTTTGTTTCATTAGTTCCTTCCTGTGTCTTTTGAATCAGCCATCTTGTGTATTTCTGTAACTCGTTACTAAAAGCTTCTGTGGTATTGATACGAGGTGTTACCCAGCGCAGATTACTTGCAAGATTGTTTCTAGGATCGTTATCAATATGATCAACAATTGTGTGTGTCTCTGGATCCGGATTCTCGCAAAATACGGAGGCTACTAACCTATGTACAAATACATGTTTTTGAGCCCCTCCTGAGTACAGCATACATGCCAGGTAACCTCTTGATTTGTGATTTGAAAAATAGCATTTGCTTAAAGCTACAGGTTTCTTGGTTTTTGAGTTCCAAACCCTGCCATAATCGCTGACAAGATACTTTTCAAAGGGAGCGGCTAATGACTTAAATGTTTCACCTTTCAACGCAAATTCATCAATATTCATATTTACACTCCAGTACTACCAAATCCGCCATCACCACGATGAGTATCAACACCAATAACCTTACCTTCAATCATCTTGATATTTGGTAAAGGTAAAATCACCAACTGAGCAATACGATTACCCTTAAATATCTTTATTACGTTAAAAGGCTCTAACACAACTCTGATTGAACCTGTGTAACCAGCATCAACAACGCCAATAGGTGTACCAATGCCTTTAACGTTGAATGATGAACGTGGGCATAAAAGACCTACATAACCTTCAGGAATTAACACATGCACACCTGTATCAATGGTATTAGCCACGTTAGGCTCTAAAACCAGATCTTCTTTACAGGCAAGATCAAAGCCTGCATCGCTGTCATGTGCTCGCATTGGAGCGCAAGCACCTTCATCTAATTCATATTTAATCAACATGTTGTATCTTTCCTTCATTAACCAACTCTGAAATTCTGCTTACAGTGAAACCTCTTTGATCTTTTAAGAACATGAACTGACTTAAACGGATCTTGTAAAAAGAACAGAAAGCATCAGCTGATTCAAATACACGACCGTCACAGTCAACATAAGTCATAGTTGTTTTCTTGGTTAAGTCACGTTCAGCTCTTTTACTGTCTTTTATCTGCTTTCCTACCTTGATGCTCTGAGCAAATGAATTACTGTGCCATTTGTCATTACTCTTCTTTGTTTCGACCTGCTTTACCTTAGTACGACCTGACATTGTTTCTAGCTTAATCTTGTAGTCTTCCTCTGCGTTTTTAAGTGCCAGGTCATAAGGTAAGTCATAATCTTTCATGTACTCATAACAAACAGCTCCGATATACTTTTCACGGTTCTTTACAAGTTCAGAAACGGATTTGTAATGAATAAACATAGCAGCACCTTTTAAGCAGCGAACTCTAATAACTTCTGTCTGAACTGCTCACGAACTTTAATATCTTTATCAAGCTTTAAATCTTTAACAAACATCAAAGCATCAAAAGCATCTAAAAGTCGGTTTAAAGCTTTGGCATACTGCAAATCAGTAGATGCATCTTTCTTTAACTCAAAGCGGACAATGCGATTTAAGGAATCATCATTCAGATCGTTGATGACTGAACATATAAAATCATCAGCAAAGCCTAGAGCCTGTAACACCTTTACGCCGTTATAAGTAGCACCTAAGATTTTGAAAGTTTTATCTACATCTTTTGGTTGCTCTACTTGCACTGTCTGTTCAATAGATACTGTCTCCTCTGTCTTAGTTGCAACTGTGTTTTTACTCTCTTCTTGTGTCTTCTTAATGTCTTCATTCTTATTAACTTTTAAAGGAGTGGTTAATGCCTTCTCCATACTCCAGTGATGTCTATTAACTCGATTGTCATATATCTTTGAAGGAATATGGTGAAACTCGCACATATCTTTAATTGACTTAAACTCATTACCTAAATGATCTGTTACTTTCATCTCTAATCTCCCCAAAATTTGTCTGACTGTTCCTGTTGTTTTGCAAAATAAGCATCTGCGTAGCTGTCATCGCAAACCTCATCATCAGGATCGTAATCGTCATAGTCACGATCATCTTCTTCGTAGTCCTCATCATCCTCATCAGGTACTTCAACCCAATCGTCAGGTTCAGAAATACTTTCACTGCCTGCACGACCTCTATATTCCAAATGCATAGTTACTCCTGTAATTTTTCAATCTCATCTTCGTGCTTGAAGTACCACTGCAGTGCATACTTCTTACACATCAACTTAAACTCATGGTTACTGATACCAAGCTCACTGACCATGACATCTACACTGTCGCCGTTAAATTCCAAACTCTGCAGCAATTCAGTAAATGTCATGCCCAGAGGCTTAACAATTCTTTTAAAGAGCTCATCAATGTTCTCATCTACACTCTGATAAACTCTTTTATTGCTCTTATAAAAACTTTCAATCTCTTCTACTGACCAACCTTCACGAAGTCTTTTTCTTGCCGTGTTACGTGATATTCCTGTTGCCTTACATAAGGCTTTTAAACTCATAGCACCCTCACGACTGATTTAAATACACACAATAAATCAGGACCAAAGAAACGCTGTCTTCTTCCAAATGTCATGACTCTGACCCCTCTTAACCTATTTTTTCTTTTTAAAAGCTGAAACATTGCTGTTGATATACCTAAAAGAGATGCTGCATCCTGAGCTGATACCCAGTTCTTAATGTTAGAAACTTCAATTTCAGTAGCATTGAGTGCTAAAGGCTGTTCCCTTTCTTCTTTCTTTAACACTTCATACTCTTTAATCTCTTCATCTGTTGGTATGTGACCTATCATCATCGGTTTTGCCATAAATAGCTCCTATGCTTCAACAGCAATTGAAGATCCAAACTCAAAACCTTTAAGGTATCGTTCTTCAAATGTACGTACCATTTTTAAGAAAAAAGGTAATACAGAAGTGTTGTGTCTTAATGTGTCTGCTTTTATATAAAAAGCTGTCATGTTTAAATTAGTGTCAAAAACTCTGTAGGTAACGTTATCTACTGTCTGACTGTTTCTAATCATGTCGTCTAGTGCAGTGATCCAGTTAGCATCACTGCATAGAGTTGTAAAATCTTCGCTTTCATCAATGTAACTAACTGTGAAACGGTGCTTTAAAAGGTCTAATCTCATTTTTCAATCTCTCTAATATTCAAAAATCTCATACAATGTGAACCAAAAGGCTAACAGTCCCATAGTGATGATTAAATCAACCGCTATGCGTTTAGCTTGCCTTAGCTTCTGTTGGTAAATTGGTGTCTTTAACATTCTTGAGAAGCTCCTCTAAGAGATCATCAGATGTAGCGTTATTTTTGATGGATACACGCTGATTAGCCTCATCTACAGCTCTTAAAAAGCTTGCAATAGCTTCACCTGCTGTTTTCAGATTGCTGTTTGTTTCCTGGCAGAACTTGACCTTAGTACGCATGAACTGAACTATTAAAGCTGTAGCAAGCTTCTGTACGACAAGCTTTTTAGAAACCTGAAAGATAACCTTCAAGAGATTGATATATCCGTCTACAACCTGCTCTGTAGGTGCGTTGTCCCAGTGGAATGAAATCAAATCTTTTAGACGTAAAACAGCCATGCTTTCATCGTTTATATCTGAGGTTGAGACATCAAATTCGTGTGTATCTAATTCATAGAAGTTACTTGCAATACGGTCTTTGGTGTGACCGTCAAGAACAGTAATGCATTCATACTGTAGCTTTGTTGCTTCATTCTTATAGATTGGTTGCAGATATGGAGGTAATTCAGAGATAACCTGTTCTTCTAGTGGGGTTGATTCAGTAGCAGGTTTAGCTTCAACCTTAACTTTCTTAGCCTTTTCTTTCTTAGGAACAGGCTTAGCTTCAACCGGTTCTGCTACAGTCATTTGCTCAATAGCAGAGGTCATTAAAGCTTTAGAAATCTGAGAGTAAAGATCACCTTCTCTTTCTTCAAGCTCATTCTTTTTCTTTTTAGTTTCGTCATTTAAAGAGATAGAAGAAACATTTAGATACTTAGAAGCCAACTTGGTTGCACTTTCAACTTCAGTGTTAAAAGCTACAAGTGCAGCACCAGCTTCAAGGTAGTCGTTCTTTAAGTCATCTGATATTGTGAGTGTTAGTTGCATTTTGTTTACCTGTGTATTTATAAAATCATTATTACGTAAATTTTGTATGTTTTAAATATACATCTGTCAAATACAAAACGCAAGATTTTATTTACATAAGTAAACAAGAATTTTTAAAATTTTGTGATAAAAGTTAAAAAGAAATAAAAAAGCTACCTTTGTAGAGGTAGCTTTGAAGTTGTGTAAAGTAAAGAACTAAGAAACGTCTCCACAGCGTTCAATTACTTTTCCAATAATAATGATTTGATTAGCTTCTTCAGGCGTTAATATCTCATCCTTATAAGTTGGATTATCCGACCTGATAATTAGATTTTTAAAAGTCTTTATAAGTCTTTTTACTCTAAGCGAATGATCATAAACAATTGCATAGATACTATTATCTACAATCTGTTGATTATTAGCACAATCTACTAAGATACAGTCTCCAGCACGGATCAGCGGATCCATACTGTCACCTATAACTCTAAAGCGCTTACAGTACTTAGGATTGATTCCTCTATCAGCGAAGTAAGAAAGCCTATAAGTAGCCTTTTCAGTATCTTCAATCTCATCATAAGTAGGCTCAGGCGCATCGCCACAACCAAATGTAACTCTGTACTCAGGAATTTGAATAAATCCTTCTGACACCTCTTCAGATTTATCTAACGGTATGATGTTCTGAGCTTCTTTCTCTCCTTCACCTGACACAAGCCAATCAGCTGATACATTAAGGACTGACGCTATTTTTAATAAAGCATCTCCTTTTGGAAGTTGTCTAGTTCCTTTTCTCCAGTGACTTACAGTACCTGGCGAAACACCTATTGCAGAGGCAAGCTCGTTTCCTTTCATTTTTGACTCGGAAAGAGCTATCGCCAAACGATCTTTAAATTCACTCATTTTTCATTCCAAAAAATAAAACATTGTTGACATAAGTATAGTTTAATCTAAAATTTTTTCTTGACAAATGTATACTCACGTATATACTGAATTTATCAATGACAATATTTATTTACATACAGGAGATTTTTTTAACAATGCCAAAATCAAGACCTCTGTCTCCAGAGTTGTCAGTAAAGATTATTGATGACATTGGACAGGTTAGGCTGTCACAGATGCTTGGTATTACGCCTGGCGCTGTCTCGCACTGGAAGAAAAGAGGAATTCCATTCTACTACGTAGATTTTTTAATTAGACACTTTCCAAAAATTAACATTCAGATAGGAGTTTTAAATGAATAGTGTTGATGTTGAATCACAGCCTGCAACAACTGCTGCTGTTGTCTGTCAGATAGTAACCGAACTTGATCAAGTGAGAATTTGTCTTGATCAGATCCAAAAGAAATTATCTGTTTTTACTTCAGGTAAAGAAGGTGAAATTAAATATGTTGAAAAAAACTCAGTCACATTAAAGGAGTTAAAAGGTGTTTTAGCTCAAGTAATGGCTGGCGGTAAAGAAGGTAAAAGCGAAGTGATCAAAATGTTTAACAAATACGGTGCTTCAAAGTTATCTGAAGTAAAAGAAGAATATTACTTAGCATTATATCAGGAGGCTTGTGAATGGCTGAATATTCCATTTTAATCGGTCAAGGCAGACAATCTTCTGAGCACTCTGTACTTAGTGCATCTTCTGCTCACAGATGGCTTAACTGTACAGCTTCTATCAAAGCAAGTGAAGGCATGCCTGACAATGTATCAGATTTTGCTCAGACAGGAACAAATGTTCATGAGCTTTGTTGTTATAAAGCAGCAAAACTCTTAGAAGCTAAAAACTGCCCTGCAAAACCTGAACATGAGTACACAACCGAAGATGAACTCAACGCATCTGCTTACGCAGACTTCGTTAAATCACATGTATCAGATAAAACTCTGCTAATAGCCTTAGAGCAGACTGTAGATTACTCAGAATTTACCGCTGACGGGAGCTATGGTACAGCTGACTGTCTGATCATTGATGACGATTCAATTACTGTTATCGATTATAAAAACGGCGCTGGTGTTAAGGTTGATTGTACTTTTAACCCACAGATGATGCTTTACGCATTAGGTGCTTACTCTGTTTTTAAAGATATCTTATCTGAAATTAAAACAGTAACTATGGCTATCTATCAGCCAAACATTAACAACATTTCAACTCAACAGCTAACTTTTGATGAGCTTATTAAAGCAACTGCCACCTTTAAAGATAAAGCTAAAGAAGCTCTATCTGGTAATGGCACCGCTAAGTGTGGTGACTGGTGTCGTTTCTGCAAAGCAAAAGCTGTTTGCAGTGAAAGAGCAAAGCAGTTTAGTGAACTGATTCAGTCTTTTAACGACTATTGCGAAAACGAAGATAACGCTGTTACAAGCTTATCAGAAGTTCAAATTCTTGAGGTTCTAAAAAAAGGTTCTGAGCTTTGTGCTTGGGTTAAGGATGTTCAGGAATATGCACTTAACTGCGCCAAAGTTGGTAAGGAGTGGCAAGGATTTAAGCTATCTAGCAGATCAGTAAGAAAGTACACTTCAGACACAGAGGTTGCTATAGCTCTTCAAAACGCAGGTATTGAGCCTTACGAAGTTGTTAAAAAACTTAAGACAATTACAAATGTAGAAAAAGAGTTAGGTAAGAAAAAAACAGCTGAAGTTTTAAACGGGCTGGTAGAAAAAGTTCCAGGTAAAGAAACACTGACAGCGGTTTAACACTGTCAGTAAACAAAATGTAACTAAGGAAAATTATATGTCAATTAAACTAAATATCACAAGAGGTGTGATCCAAAGACCTCAAAAAGTTGTGATCTATGGTCCTGAAGGTATTGGAAAAACATCACTTGCATCAAAGTTTCCTGATCCTCTGTTTATTGATACTGAGGGCGGTTCTGCTCATTTAGATGTTGCTCGTATTGAATGTCGTCAGTCATGGCAGGAACTTATCGAAACTGTAAAAGCAGTTGCTGAGCAGGATGTATGCAAGACTTTAATCATTGATACAGCTGATTGGGCTGAGCAACTAGCTGTTGAGCATTTATGTAAAAAGTACAATCAGCCATCTATCGAATCTTTCGGTTATGGAAAAGGCTACACATACTTAAGTGAAGAATTTTCTAATTTACTGTCTGAACTCGAGAATGTGATCAAGTCAGGAAAGAATGTAGTTATTACTGCCCATGCAAAAATGCGTAAGCAAGAACTTCCTGATGGAGATGCTGCTTTTGATCGCTGGGAGTTAAAACTCTCTCGTTCTGTTGCACCTTTGGTTAAAGAATGGGCTGACATGGTTTTGTTTTTGAATTACAAAACAGACATTCAATACACAGAAAACAATGTAGCTAAAGCCAAGAATGGTAAACGTGTGATGTACACAACTCATCACAGCTGTTGGGATGCCAAAAACAGACAAGGTTTAGCAGATATGCTTGATCTTGATTACAAGAACATCAGCTTTATCTTTGAACATCATTCTCTACGTGAACTGATGGCAAGAGATAACGTTACAGAAGAACAAATCAGAGAATTACTTAAAAAGAGTGATTCTTACAACCCTGATTTACCACTTGAGAGTTATACAAGCAAACTTGTACCTAAGTGGGAAATGATCCTTTCAAAATTATCTACTTTTTAATATCTGGAGAAATAATTATGCAAGATATTGGTCATACTTTAGATTGGGATGATGTTTTTACCCAAGATGGTCAGGAATTCATTATTTTAGAGCCTGGCATTTATAACTTTACTGTAAAAGAGTTCAAGCGTGGTCGTTTCCCTGGCAGTCAGAAGATCCCTGCCTGCAATAAAGCAGAATTAATTCTTGAGATTAATTCTGATAAAGGACCAGTCTCAGTTAAGAGCGACTTAATCATGTTCTCTTCAATGGAGTGGAAAATCTCTTCATTCTTACGCTCTGTAGGTCTTAAAAAACATGGTGAAACTGTAAAAGTTAAGTGGGATGAGCTTGTTGGTAAAGCAGGTCGTTGCTCAATTACCAACAGAAAATATGTAGACAAAAACGGAAAAGAACAGACAGCCAATGATGTTGACAGGTTCTTAGATCCTGAGAATGTTCAAACCACTATCAATGCTGTTCAAACAAAGAATGACGATGATTTGTTAGGATAGTAGCATGCAACTAAGACCATATCAGAAAGAAGCTGTTAATGCAGCTTTTAATGAGTGGCAAATGGGCAGGGGTAAAACCCTGCTCGTCTTAGCCACAGGGACAGGAAAAACTATCATTTTCTCTACAGTAGCTAAAAGATTTGTTGAAGCTAATCCATACTGTAGAGTGCTTGTACTTGCTCATAGAGATGAACTTTTACAACAGGCTGCAGATAAACTCAAATTTGCTACAGGTTTAGATGCTGACTTTGAAAAAGCAGAGCTTACAGCGATAAATAGTAGCAAACAGATTGTAATTGGCTCAATTCAGACATTAAACAATGAGAAGAGATTAAAAGCTTACTCTCAAAATGCTTTTAATCTTATCATTATCGATGAAGCTCATCATTGTTTATCAGAATCATATCAAAAAGTACTAGGTTATTTCAATAACTCTAAAGTACTAGGTGTTACTGCCACGCCAGACAGAGCCGATAAAAAAGCTTTATCAAAGTTTTTTGAATCTATGGCTTATGAGTACTCTATCGCCAGAGCTATTAGAGAAGGCTATCTTTCTCCAATGAAAGCACTGATGATCCCTCTTTCAATTGATCTGACTAATGTTAAAGAGAGTTGTGGAGACTATGTTTTATCTTCTCTAGGAGATACTATCGAGCCATATCTACAACAGATAGCACAGCAGATGAAAAACTATTGTCTAAATCGCAAAACAGTAGTTTTTCTGCCTCTTGTACAGATTTCTCAGCAGTTCAGAGATTTACTTAACTCAATGGGGTTTAGAGCTGCAGAGGTTAATGGAGAGAGTACTAATCGCAAAGAGATTTTAAAAGCGTTTGAAGAAAACAAGTTTAACGTGATCTGCAACTCAATGCTTCTTACCGAAGGTTGGGACTGCCCTTCTGTCGACTGTATCGTAGTTTTGCGCCCTACAAAATCAAGAGCCCTGTATACTCAGATGGTTGGTAGAGGTATGCGTTTATCAGAAGGCAAAACAGAATTATTACTGTTAGATTTTCTATGGCAAACTCAAAAACTTTCTCTTTGCAGGCCTTCAGCTCTTATCTCTAAAGATGAAGAACACGCTGAAAAAGTTAACGAAAAAATTAAAAATGCCAATGAAGCTGTAGACATCATGGAGGCTGAAGAAGAAGCTGACATTGATATTATCGAACAGCGTAAAAAAGCCCTGGCAAAACAACTTGAAGAACAAAAACATAAAAAAGCCAAACTTGTTGATCCTTTATTCTTTGCTTTTTCTATCAATAGTGAAGTACTTACAGACTATCAACCAACTTACGATTGGGAAAGTCAGCCAATTTCAGATAAGCAAAAAACATGTCTTGAAAAGTACGGTATTGATTATTTGAATATCAGAACAAAAGGTGAAGCCAGTGTTCTGCTAGATATTCTCTCAAGAAGACAGAACGAAAATCTTGCTAGACCAAAGCAGATCAGAAAGCTTGAATCTTATGGATTTAAAAACGTTTATCTATGGACATATAACCAAGCTACCCAGATGATAGGCGTTATTGCAGCCAATCGTTGGAGAGTTCCTCTTAACATTGTACCTTCACAGTATCAACCTAGATAAGGAGCGTAAATATGGAACAAATTAAAAAGAAAGATCTTATTAGCGCTCTAAAGTATATCAAACCATCAGATTTGGATTATCAAGGATGGATCGAGGTAGGCATGGGGCTTAAAGAAGAAGGTTTTGATTGGACAACATGGGACGAATGGTCACGTGATGACGCCAGATACAAACCTCATGTATGTGAAACTAAATGGCATTCTTTTAATGGCTCTACTTCAAACATCACTGGAGCAACTATCTTAAAAAGAGCTATCGATAATGGCTGGTCACCTGCTAATGGTGGCTATGAATTATCTTTTGATGACTACTTTACAGATGATGAAATGCCAATAGCAAACAAAACACCTGTAGAGCAGTTTAGAGAGTACTTAACTACTCTTTTCAAAGAAGATGAACACGTCAACATTGTTATTGAATCAATACAACGTGAAGATGGTAAATGGACACCTTGCGCTAAAGGTGACAGCTCTCGCACTGCAGGTGAGTTAATCAGGGAGCTTGACAGACATCCTAAAGATCTTGGAGCTACCATTGGAGATTGGAATGAAGAAGCTGGTGCTTGGATTAGATTTAATCCTTGTGACGGTAAAGGTGTTAGAAACACCAATACTACAGCTTACAGGTTTGCTTTGGTTGAATCTGATGAAATAAGTATCGAAGAACAGAGAAAAGCTTATATTAAGTACAACCTACCTATAGCAGCGCTCGTGTATTCTGGTACAAAGTCACTCCATGCTATTGTCAGAATCGATGCTAAAGATGAGAAAGAATATGCTCAAAGAGTATCTTTCTTATATCAATTCTTAGAGGATAAAGGCTTTAAACTCGACACTCAGAATAAGAATGTAATGCGCCTTTCAAGACTACCTGGTGCAAGCAGAAACGGTAACATCCAAAGTTTAGAAGCTACAAATATAGGTGCATCTTCATGGTCTGAGTGGCGTAATTCTCAGGATGATTCAGAAGCAGATCTGCCACCAATGGAATCTCTTGATTCTTACTTTGCACATCCTACCGAGTTACCAAAACCAATCATTGACGGTATTCTGCGTCAGGGAAGAAAGATGATTTTACTCGGAGATTCTAAAGCTGGTAAGTCATTCTGTCTGATGCAACTGGTTGTAGCTTTTGCAGAAGGCTCTAAGTGGTTAGGCTGTAAGTGCGAAAAACTAGATAAAGTTCTTTATATCAACTTTGAGATTGCTAAAGACGCTGCTAACAAACGTTTCTTAGATATCTACAAAGCTTTAGGCTTACCTACAGATCCAAAGAAAAACAACTGTAAGAACATTATCATGTGGCACTTAAGAGGTAAAGCTGTTTCTATTAAGAGCTTATATAAGAGCATCATTAGCGGTGTTAACAATTACTCAGGGATTCAAGCTATTGTTATCGATCCTATCTATAAGATTTTAGGTGGTGACGAAAACTCAGCAGCTGATGTTACAGAATTCTGTAATGCAATGGATAAAATTGCTGTAGAAACAGGTGCCAGTGTAATTTATGCCCACCACCATGCAAAGGGGGCTCAGAGTGGAAAGAAGTCAATTGATAGAGGTTCAGGCTCAGGCGTGTTAGCTCGTGATCCTGACGCTATTTTAGATATTTCTGCATTGGATATCACCACAGTTGATAACAGTAATAATACTGAATCAAAGATTTCGTGGTCAAGCTCAATTACTGGAGACAACCAAAATGCATTTAGAGTTACAGGCTCTCTGCGTGAGTTTAAACAAATCAATCCTATCAATGTTTGGTTTAATTACCCTATCCACGTTGTTGATACAACAGGAGAACTTGAAAAACAGTTCTTGGAAGGAGATACCAGAAACAACCTAAAACAAAATCAAACCAGCCCTCAAGAAAAAAAGAAAATACTTAGAGATGCATTATTAACTCTTGATCCTGCATGCGAGGGTTGTAATGTTACTGAGATATCAGAATATATAGGCAGAACACGTAAAACCACACTTGCGTGGCTTAAGCAATGCGGTACTGCTTTTCAGCAACAAAAAAATCTATGGTTTACGGCTGAATCTCTAGCCAGAAAATTAAGACATTTACCTTCTATTGAAGATGAACTTGATTAGTAAATATGAATATTGTTATAGAAATTGAGGTGAGTAAAATGGGGATTTTCTCCTTTTACTCACAGTGAGTAAATGGGTAAATCTCCGTACTACTCACAGTGAGTAAATGGGCGTTTTTCCGTCTACTCACAGTGAGTAAATGGGGTATATATATATAAATATATATAGGGTATTAAAAACCCTATATATTTATACATATATCTGAAAGCGACTACCCACCCTGAGTAGAAAATTTTTACACTACTCACTTTTGACAAGTAAAAAATTTGAACTGAGAAAAAAGACAACTTGCAAATGGTTGTTCTGGCTTTTTAGTTTTGATGTGGTAGTCAATGGTATTTTGTTTTATGGTTTATAAAAGGTGATCTATGCGCATAAGAAAGCTATCTTACGAGTTTTTAAATTCAGTCAGGACAGGATATAACTTTCCTGCGTGGGTAGAAGCGTTTGGACACTGGGCAAGAGTTGATCTTGATAATCCGAAAAATTATCGTTGTTGGCTAGGGGCTAAATTTCACTCAGGAGAGCCTGTCGAGCACAAGAGATATATTCCTATACGTGACGATGAGGCGTTAGCCCTTGACGAGGCTTTAAATGGTGTCTGTGGGCAAAATAAATACTACAAGTCACTCATCGAAGAGTTTGTGATCAAAGAAAGTTCATGTTTGGACGTTTTAAGATCAAAATGGATTGGTCGCAGGTACAAGAAATTAAACCGCCAGTTTAATTTAAAAACTCTGATTGAAGACAAAGAAAACCTTTACGAAGATATCCGTCTTGTAGTGATGAATAAATTGGAGATGAGAGATGAGTGATACTGAACACAGTATGCTTTATTTTGGTTTGGTATTATTAAATTGAAACATTGGGGTGCTTTTATGACTGATACAAAAATAGTTAATTGGACACAAGTTAATGGTTTCTTTGATGTAGAAGGCGTCACAGAAGACACTCTTGATAAGCTTTGGAAAAACTTTGACGTAGAAAAGCTTAATTTAGCTGATATTGAATTTAAGATCTATGGGCCAAATTACAATAGCTCTATACGCTCTGATTTTGCTGAAGGTATAGCTTCTTTTCAAAGCATTTTTAACAGACAGCTTTTATTTATTCTAGAGGATAAAAATCCTTACAGGCAGTTGCAGAAAACAGACAAAGAAAACTTCCTGTTTTACATTTCGATTCAGTCTGGATGTACTAACGTTATATTAAAAATCACCAAACCACTCATCAATGTTCTAGCTAAGAAATTAAAAACAATGAAACCTTGTCAAATTTGTATTTTTTTCTTTATTTTAGCTGCTATATATGAAAGCCCAAAGTTTTATGAAACATGGACCGAGTACAGCATAAAAAAACAACAGTTAGAACAAGAACGTTCTAATGCTAAATTTGAAGCTTTGATGAAATTGTCAGAGTCAGATGTATTCAAAGGTTTTGTTAATTCTCAGGATTATCAGAATATTAAATCTCTGATCCTTGATGATGTAAGTAACCAGCAAATCAGAGCAACTAATGAACTTATCAGGAACACAGCTGATGTGGAAAGGATTGAGCTTAACAGCGAAAGTTATAATGTAAACGATATAAAGAGAATTAAAGAAACACCTGACGAAGATGTTATACCATCAGCAAGTAAGTTTGTTGAAGGTGAATTTTTAGTCACATCTATTGATAGACTGCACTACCCTTACATAAAACTGCACTTAAAGTCAGTTAACAAAAAAAATGCAACTGTTGATGCTTCTTTAAATTGTGAAGAAGGCTCTTTAACAGATGAACAGATTAAGTTGATTTGGATGTACTGCGAACAAGGACAACCACTCAACTTTAAGTTAAATGAAACCATAGCTAAAGATGGTAAAATTAAAAGTGCTTACGTAGAATACGTTTCAACTCTGTAGCAAAGTAAAATTAAAATGAGAATTGATTACAACATCTTACGTGAACTGTTGAAAGCTATTGATGAAGACAGATTGCCTGAGTTTGTTAAAAACCTAGGCAATGATACTTCATGGCAGGACAAAATCACAGATCCTGATTTACTTGAAGAAGAAACTGAACTTAGACGTAAACTATATCTTGGTAATTTAAAGGTTTTAGTTGATGAAGGTTTTATTGATGGAGTAAGTGTTAGAAAGTCTGTAGATTTGAAGTATTCTGTAGGTTTTGAAGATCCAATGATTACAGTCAAAGGGTTATCCTTTTACGCAGGAATTAAAACTCCTAAATTTCTCAGAAAGTTAAAAGAGTTTGTTGAAGATAATGGTTACGCTCTAACCTTTCAAATTATTATTGACTATGCTCCAAAGCTTTTTAGTGAACTGACAAAAGATTACTTTAAGAAATAGGCAGTATCTCACCTGCTGAAAATTTGATATGATTACAACAGGATTAAACAGATGGATTACTAAGAATGAATATAGATGCTGTGCTTAAAAAAGAAGAGTTTCTTAATTCTAAGAACTTTTTAAAAGTTATAAACTCTAAAGATGCTGATAATATAAAAACAGTCACTTTTATACCTCCTAAAATTGGTAAAGATAAAGGTTTCGGTCAATTTAAGATTGTTTACAAAACCCCTTATTATTGTGCAGGCAGGTAAATATGAGCAACTTACCTAAAACGCAAAATAATAGTACATCTGAAGAATCTGTTCTCAGAGAGTTCATTAACATTCAACAAAGTGATTTAGAAGTTAAAAGATTAGAAGCTTCTAACAGAAAAGCTGAGATAGAATCTAATGAAAGGATCGCTTTGGCTTCTATTCAAGCACAGGCAAACAGTGATTTAGCTCACTCTAAAACTTTTAAATACGCTTTCCTAGTTAGTCAGCTAAAGATAATTTTGATAGCAGTTATCGTTGCTGTTATCGTAGTAGTTGCTATCGTATATGGTTACAGTGAACTGGCTACAGATATAGCTAAATATGCCTTCTTTGCAATATCAGGTTATTTTGCAGGACTAGGACACAGTCAAGTAATACAGAAAAGAAAGAACAATTCAACATCGAATAAAGATGATGAATAGGCAGTATCTCTACTACCTTAAACTCACTTCTTTAAAATTGTATCTACAATAAAGCGACTTGTATTTTTACCAGACTGTTTTGCAAGCTCCTTGATTTGTTCCATTTCATTGTGAGTGCAACCAATCACAATACGACCGTCTTTTTTAAGTTCATCTGCTTTGTATGCTCCAGTGGTACCTGCAGGACGTCCTGCCCCCTCTCTTTTTCCACCTCTCATGATTAACCCCCGAAATATTGAACCAACTTTATTGTGATACCAATAACGTTAAGTACGATGATAGCAACTAACAGCCATTCAGTTCGATTTAACTTTTTCATTTGAAAATACCTCAAGTTTAACTTAAACTTAAAGTACCCTTAGGGCTCCAACCTAAGGGCAGTTAAGTTTATCTTAATACTAGGTCAAGGATTTGATATACAACTGTTGAAAGGAAAGTTAATAACATCAGTATCTCTATTCTTGACCATTTACGTTTGCACGATTGCTTACGTTTCTTTTTCATATCAACCTCCCTACGCTTATTATTGTATTTTATAGATTATTTTATGTCAAGTAATTTTTCTATAATAAGCATATAATCAAGGTTTATTCTATAAATATGTATACTACTTCTGTAACAAATTGTAATGGAACAGTACAAGTTTTTAGTAACTGCACAATCAACGTATATAGCAGCAAAACAATTACTTATATTCAAAATAGAGAAGAAGATCTTCAAGATAAACTTGGTAATGAAGAGAAAAGGTTTAAAGAAGGGGTAAATAAATCAAAAACACAAATTACTCAAAAGATAAAAATTGAGAAGACAATTTAA